CGAAGAGCAGGACCAGCGTCGGGATCAGCAATTCGCCCCCGGCAACGCCCATCAACGACGCAACGACCCCGATGCCGAAGCCCGCAATGACCCCTGCTATCATTTGGAGTGTTCCGACAAGCAGACTGCCCGTGGTTGCCGTTTCATGGCCGAACAGCAGGATGACAGCGATCATGACCAGCAGGGCCGCGAGAACTTTGTAGAGTGTCTCCGATTTCAGGCGCGTCGCCCAACCGGCCCCGAACCAGGCCCCCGCCAGACTGCCTGCCAGCAGGTTCACAATGATTAGCCAGTGGGTGGCAATTTCACCGAAAGGGACAGTTCCAGCCCTGAATGGCAGAGCGGTCGCCACCACGACAAGGCTCATCGCCTTGTTGAGGATCACCGCCTCAAGGGCCGCAAACCTGAAGATGCCGACCAGAAGCGGCAGCCTGAACTCCGCCCCTCCAAGGCCGATCATGCCGCCAAGAGTGCCAATGATCGCCCCGGCGCCAAAAGCGGCGGGCAGGTTGCGTTCTGTCGGGGCGGGGTCGATTTTTCTCACGGCGAATATCTACGACGGAACACTTCGCAGATGCCAGTATTAACAAGCGTTTGACGCCATCAAGAGGCCAAACCGTCATGCCCACCCCCCGCGAAACCATCCTCGCCGCGCTGCACGCGCGGCTTTCGGCCTTGCCCGCAACCGCCCTGCGCGGTGAGGTGCTGCCCGAACGCGTGCCCGCTGCGGGGCTTCTGATCCTGCGCGACGGTGAGCCGGGCGAGCCCGAGGTCACGCTGTCGCCCTTGCGCTACCACTACCAGCACCGGGCCGAAATCGAGGCGGTCGTTCAGGGTGCGGCCCGTGACACCGCCTTCGACACAATGGCTGCAAGCATCGGAGCGGCGATTGCGGCCGACCGAACGCTGGGCGGCCTCTGCGACTGGATCGAGGCGGAAGCACCGCGTCCGGTCGATCTGGCCGTCGAGGGTGCCGCCAGCCTGAAGGCGGCGGTGATCCCGGTCATCCTGCACTATTCCACGGCCGATCCACTGGCCTGACCCCACTCACGACAGGAGAACACGATGGCACGAGCCCATGGGGCGCGGGCGCAAATGGCGCTTGCGTTCGAGACCGTCTATGGCACCGCGCCCGCCTCGGGCTATCGGACGGTGCCCTTTGCCAGCACCACGCTCGGCTCCGAACAGCCGCTGATCGCCTCGGAACTCTTGGGCCAGGGGCGCGACCCGCTTGCTCCGATCAAGGAAGCGGTCACGGCCGATGGGGACGTCGTCGTGCCGATCGACGTCGAGAACTTCGGCCTCTGGCTGAAGGCGGCCTTCGGTCAGCCGACGACCACCGGCACGACGCCCAAGACCCACACCTTCCAGTCGGGGAACTGGACGCTGCCGTCGATGGCCATCGAGACGGCCATGCCAGAGGTGCCGCGCTATGCGATGTACACCGGCTGCGTCTGCGACCAGCTGTCCTGGCAGATGGCTCGGTCGGGGCTGCTGACGGCGACTGCGCGGCTGGTGGCGCAGGGCGAGAACGTCGCCGCCACCACGGCCGCCGGTACGCCTACCTCGTTGGCGCTGCAGCGGTTTGGCCATTTCAACGGGGCGATAACCCGGAACGGCTCGCCGCTCGGCAACGTCATCTCCGCCGAGGTGACCTATTCCAACGGCATTGACCGGATCGAGACCATCCGCTCGGACGGCCGCATCGAGGGGGCCGACCCCGGCATGGCCGCGCTGACGGGCCGGGTGGAGGTGCGCTTCGCCGACACCACGCTGATCACGCAGGCCATCGACGGCACGCCGTGCGAGCTGGTCTTCGCCTGGAGCCTCGGCGCCAACGCCAGCTTCACCTTCACCGCGCATGCCGTCTACCTGCCGCGCCCCCGGATCGAGATTCCGGGCCCGCAAGGCATCCAGGCCACCTTCGACTGGCAGGCCGCCAAGGCCGTCAGCCCCGCCCGCATGTGCACTGCCGTCCTCGTCAACACCGTTGTGAGCTATTGATCATGATCAGACTGAACCTGACTGCCGCGCCCGCGTGGCTGACCCTCGCCCCCGGCCTGCGCCTCAACGTGGCCCCGCTGACGACTGCCTTGATGGTTTCGGCCCGCGCCGATCCTGCAATCGAAGCCCTGCCAGATACGGCCACACAGGAGGAACTTGCGCTGGCAATGGCCAAGGCCGTCGCCCGGCGCGCCGTGCTGGATTGGGAAGGGGTCGGCGACGACGCGGGTGATGCTGTCCCGGTTTCTCCCGAAGGCATCGATGCCCTGCTGGAAATCTGGCCGGTCTTCGAGGCGTTCCAGACCCAGTACGTCGCCAAGGGCCTGATCCTGGACGCGGAAAAAAACGTCTCCGCGTCCTCGCCGAATGGTCTTTCGGCGGGGGCGACAGCTACTGCGCGGCATGCACGGGGCGCTGCCCCGATTGCCCCGCAAGACTGAACCGCCCGCAGACGGAAGATGGCTGGCAGGTCTGGGATCTGGTCGGCCGCCTTGGCGGACAGTTGCGCGTGATCCCCGGCGCGGTGCTGGGCTGGGACATGGGCGCGGCCTTGGCGATGGCCCGTGCCCTTGGGATCGACACTTTGATCGCCGCCGAACTGCTGCCCGAGATCGAGGCGGTGATGGTCCGCAAGCTGAACGAACAGATCGGAGACGGCCATGGCTGAGAAAAGGGTCAGTGTCCGGCTGGTCGCGGAAGGCGGCCGTCAGGTCCGGGCCGAGCTGGAAGGGATCGGTGAGGCAGGCACGCGCGGGTTTGGCCGCCTTTCGTCGGAAATGGAACTGGCCAACGCCCGGCTCGGAAGCTTTGCCCGCAAGGCCGGGATCGCGCTGGCGGCGGTGACGGCCGCTGCGGCCGCCGCCGGTGTGGCAATGGTCCGCTCCGGGCTCGACGTGATCGGCGCGCAGGCGGACATGGCCGCATCGCTGAAAACCACCGTCGAAAGCCTGCAAGTGTTGACGTGGGCCGGGGAACTGGCCGGTGTCTCGATGGGCGAGATCGAACAGGCCACCAAGAAGCTGACCACGCGGCTGTCGGAAGCTGCCACAGGATCCGGATCGGCTGTCGGTGCCTTGCAGCGGCTGAACCTGACGGCGGCGGAACTGCAAGCGCTGCCGCTCGACCAGCGCATCGTCGCCATCCAGGAAGCGCTGAACCAGTTCGTTCCGGAAGCCGAACGTGCCGCCGTGGCATCCGACCTCTTCGGTGACAAGGCGGCACTGGCGTTCCTTCGCATCGACCCGGCCACCCTGCGGGAGGCGGCACAAGATGTGCGCGACTTCGGGGTGGCGGTCAGCGCGGCCGATGCAGCCCAGATCGAACGTACCGGAGATGCCATCGCCAAGCTGAGCCTGATCTGGCTGGGCCTGACCAACCGACTGACCGCCGCCGTCGCCCCGGCGCTTGAAACGGTGGCAAACGCACTGGCCGACATGGCGCGCGGCAGCGGGCCCATCGGCGGCGCGATCACGGCGGTCTTCGACAACCTCGCAAGGCTTGCAACCTATGCCGCGACCTTCGCCGCCTTCATGGCCGGTCGTTGGGTGGCCGGGCTGGCCGTTGCCGCCCTTTCGGTGCGTGGCCTTGCCACGGCACTCGTGTTCCTGCGCGGGGCGCTGATCCGGACCGGCATTGGCGCGTTGATCGTCGGCGCGGGGGAACTGGTCTATCAGTTCTCGCAGCTCGTCGCCCGGGTCGGTGGCGTGGGCGAAGCCTTTCGCCTACTGGGCGATCTCGCCAAGGAAGTCTGGTCGCGCATTGGTCTTTCTCTCGACGCAGCCTTTGCCAACATGGATGCGGGCTGGGAGGGGCTGAAGGCGGCCGGGCTCTCGGCCCTCGATGGCACTATCGCGGGCGTGGTCAGTTTCGGGGACCGGACGGCGGCGATCTTCCAGGGGGCTTATGATGCGGCTGTGGCAACCTGGGGCAGTCTGCCCGGCGCCATCGGCGACTTTGCCTTCCAGGCCGCGAACGGGCTGATTTCCGGCGTTGAGGCGATGCTGAATGGCGTCGTCACGCGAATCAACAATTTTATCAACGGCTTGAACGCCGCGCTGGACCTGCTGCCGGATTGGGCGGTTGGCGAGGGTGGGGTGCGGATCGGCACGCTGGACCCGGTGGAACTGGCGCGGATCGGCAACCCATTCGAGGGTGCAGCGACAGCGGCAGGGGCTGCTGCAGCGGATGCCTTCTCAGCCGCGCTATCCCAGACCTATCTCGAGCCACTCGACCTCGGGCTTGGTGCGATGGCTGACGACGCTCGCGGCCGGGCCGATGGCTATCGCGAGGCTGCTGACATGTTGGCCGATGCTGCCGGCCGTCCACTGGCCAGTTGGCAGGCCTTGCGCGACGCGGTCACCGGCACCGGATCGGATGCCGAAACGGCGTTGGCGGACACGGCCAGTTCGGCGGATGCTCTCAACACCGAATTGGACGACACCGCAGCCGCTGCCGGAAGCGCGGGCGCAGCCGCGCGCAACGCGGGGGCCGAAGCTGCCGCAGGTGCCGACCAGGCCGCGACCGGGTGGGGCGCAGTCACTGCGGCACTTGCCGACTACGCTACCAAGGCGCGCAACATCGGCGGCGATATCGGCCAGGCGCTGGTCGGGGCCTTCACCTCCGCCGAGAACGCCGTGGGCGAGTTCGTCAAGACCGGCAAGCTCGACTTCCGCGATCTGGTCACGTCGATGATCGCCGATCTGGCCAAGCTGGCGGCGCGGACATTCATCCTCGGGCCGATCGCCAACGCGCTGTCGGGAGCCCTCGGCGGTGCGGGTGGGATCTTCGCCAACATCCTGCATGCCGGTGGCATGGTCGGATCGCCAGGCCCCGGTCGCATGGTTCCCGCGCTGGCCTTTGCCAATGCCCCGCGCATGCACGCGGGCGGATGGGCCGGGATCAAGCCGGACGAAGTTCCGGCGATCCTGCAGCGTGGCGAGCGCGTGCTCTCCCGCCGCGAGGCAGCAGGTTACGGCCAAAGCCAGTCCAACGCGCCCTCCGTCAACGTCACCATCATGGCGCGCGACGCCGAAAGCTTCCGGCAATCGCGCACGCAGGTGGCGAGCGACATTGTCCGCGCCGTGTCGCTAGGCCGGAGGGGCATGTGATGGCATTCCATGAAGTCAGGTTCCCCGACAACATCAGCCGCGGGGCGCGCGGGGGGCCGGAACGGCGCACGCAGATCGTCGAACTGGCCTCTGGTGATGAGGAGCGCAACGCCAGTTGGGCCAACTCGCGCCGCCGCTACGATGTCGCCTACGGCGTCCGCCGCGCCGATGATCTGGCGGCGGTCGTCGCCTTCTTCGAGGCCCGCAACGGTCGCCTGCACGGCTTTCGCTACAAGGACTGGGCGGATTACAAATCCTCCCTGCCGTCACAGAC